GAAAAATTATGGAGATAGAAAACGATGCTATTATTGTGGCTTCTTTTGGGACTTTTAGCACTGGTATTAATATTAGGAATTTGCATAACATTATATTTGCGATGCCAACAAAATCGAGTATTCGAACTTTGCAAAGTATTGGACGAAGTTTACGACAAAGTGATGGCAAAGAAATAGCCACATTATACGACATAGCAGATGACCTTAGATACAAAAAACATATGAATTATACATTAAAACATTTCGTGGAAAGAACAAAGATATATAATAATGAGAAGTTCCCATTCAAAATCTATAAAATAGGACTTAAAAATGGATAACATAAAAATAATTAAGTTACAGAATGGTGAAGATATTGTTGGTACAGTAACAGCCAACGGCGTTCAATATTATGACGTTGAAGAACCTATGTCATTTGAAATTGATTATCGTGGAAATCATTCTGGTTTGGTCATGCGTCATTGGTTGCCTGTACAACTATTAAAGAAAAATCAAATACAATTAAAAATACAAGACGTTCTTTGTATTTTGGAACCTGATGAAGAATTCTCTGAGTATTATCTCCATACCGTGGAAAAGATTAAACGTTTGTTGAAAGCAAAGGCTTCAGTTAACGAAATGAGTGATGAAGAAATACAAGAGATTGTGGATGAATTAAATACTTTAAACCAAGGTAATGATACAATACATTAATACTTTCAACCAAGGACATACTCGACTATACACATCTGTCAAGCATATGTCAATAACATTATGTGGTAAACATGATAGTAACAACAGGTAGTGCCGGTTTTATTGGTGGGAACTTCTTACATCACTTGCATAAAGAAAACCCTCATCGGCAAGTGGTTTGTGTTGACAATTTAACTTATGCGTCCAATTATAACTATATTAAGCCTTTGATTGATTGTGGTTTTGTTATCTTTCGCAAGGCGGATATTTCTAGCAAGAAAACTATGAAGAAGTTATTCTCAGAGTTTAATCCAGAGTATGTTGTCAACTTTGCCGCCGAATCTCACGTTGATAACTCTATACATAATTACCAACCTTTTATTAAAACTAATATCTTAGGTACCATTAATTTATTAGAGTGTTCGCTGCAGTTGAAAAACTTAAAGAAGTTTGTACATATTTCCACAGATGAGGTGTATGGTAGTTTAGAGTTGGATGATGAAAATAGGTTTACAGAGAGCACTGCCTATAAACCAAACAGTCCATACTCAGCGTCCAAAGCTTGTAGTGATCATTGGGTGAGAGCATTTAATGTTACATACGGCTTGCCAACCGTCATAACAAACTGTTCCAATAACTATGGACCGGCACAAAACAAAGAAAAGTTAATACCAAAGATTATTAATAATGCTTTGAATGATATTGAAATACCAATTTATGGTACTGGTGACAATATTAGAGATTGGTTATATGTTGATGACCATTGTAAGGCAATTAACTTAGTAATGAAAAATGGCCGTATTGGTGAAACATACAATATTGGTGGTGGTACAGAAGGTTCAAATTTAAATTTGGCAAAGACTATATTAGATGTTATGGGTAAACCACATAGTCTAATATCATTTGTTACTGATCGTCTAGGTCACGATAAACGATATTCAATTAATTATGACAAAATCAAAAATGAATTGGGATATACTCCGAATTATAGGTTGGAAAATGGATTGAGAATAACAATAGATTGGGTAAAGAATGGCGACTAAACAAAAACATTATATAAACAATGCCGACTTTTTACAGGCATTAATTGATTACAAGAAGGCACAGAAGGCAGCCAAAAAGAATAAAGCACCGCCACCTCCTATTCCAAACTATATCGGTGAGTGCTTTATGAAGATAGCAGAGGGTCTATCACATAAACCAAACTTTATTAACTATACCTATCGTGATGAAATGATGTCTGATGGTATTGAAAACTGTTTAATGTATTTCGATAACTTTGATCCTACCAAATCCAAGAATCCATTTGCTTATTTTACACAGATTATCTACTATGCCTTTTTACGAAGAATACAAAAAGAAAAAAAACAATTATACGTTAAGTATAAAGCCACGGAACAAATGGGCATATTAGATGAGATGGAATTAATGGAGTTTGAAGATGGTACCTCACGACAATTTGAACTCTATGATAATATTGCCGAGTTTATAGAGAACTATGAAGAAGCAAAAGAAAAGAAAAAAGAGGTAAAGAAGCCTAAGGGTATTGAAAAGTTTTTAGGAGAATGATATAATGTACAAAGTTAGTTATACCTTGAGTGGAGGAAACTTAAGGTTTAAATCGTTTGAAACACTACATGAGGCGACTGTATTTGCCAACCAACAAACAAATGAATCTGTATTAGAAATTAAATATTACGATGATGTCAACCACAAAAAACCAAACCGCAACTAAAGTTGCCATAATTACAGACCAACATTTTGGTGCCAGAAACGATTCAGCTCATTTCTTAGAATATTATGAAAGATTTTATCGGGATACTTTTTTTCCAGTTCTTGATGAGAACGGCATTGATACTGTTCTTATTTTGGGTGATACATTTGACCGTAGAAAATATATAAACTTCTTTACACTTAAACGTGCAAGAGAAATGTTCTTTGATAAACTGTATGCCAAAGGCATTCAGGTGCATATGTTGGCTGGTAACCACGACACTTATTTTAAAAATACCAACAATGTAAACTCGGTACACTTATTACTACAAGAATATAACAATATTAATGTTATTGATTCTCCCACAAACATTGAGATATACAACACAAAGATTTGTATGATACCATGGATTTGTGCCGATAATTATAATGAGAGTTTAAAAGTTATTGAAAGCACAGATGCATCACTTTGTATGGGTCATTTAGAAATTTCTGGATTTTCTATGAACCGTGGTATACCAAACTATGAAGGATATGACCGTGATTTATTTAAACGTTTTGATATGGTGTTTAGTGGTCATTTTCACCATCGTTCTCAAGCAGATAATATTTGGTATTTGGGTAACCCATACGAACTCACTTGGCAAGATTATAATGATCCGAGGGGGTTTCACCTTTTTGATTTGTCTAGCCGTCAGTTGGAGTTTATTGAGAATCCTAATGTAATGTTTCATCGTATCGTATATGATGATAAGGAACAAAGTATTACGGAAATTACCAATAAAAACCTAGATAAATATACCAACACTTATGTAAAAGTTGTGGTAGTCAATAAAACAAATCCTTATCTATTTGATAAGTTTATGAGTAATCTATACAATGTCAATCCTGTTGATATTACCATTGCTGAAGATATAATTGACTTGACAGAAGGCTTAGATGATGATATAGTTAATCAAGCTGAAGATACCATAACTATCATTAATAAGTACGTTGACGGTATTAAAGAAGAACACATTGATAACAATCGGCTTAAAACGGTATTACGAGAACTATACGTTGAAGCCTTAAATACGGAACAAGCGTAAAATGAAATATAACTTTTCTTATGAAATTGTTCAAATTGGAACAGAAACAAAAAATAGAATTGAAAATGTGGTTACAGAAATTCGTTTTTTTCATTGTTTAAACAACGAACATAAAAGATTATATGTTGTTCATTTAACATACGAAAATATGAATCAAGATAATTATGTTTTATATCCACAAGTTAAAAGAGAAGGAAATGAAATTCTTTATCCTTGGATTGAAAGCACATTAGGATCTGAACAAATTCAACATATGAAAAATCTTTTAATAGAAGATTCAAAAGCCACTAAACAATATATTGATGTATAATTGAAAATAATATAGTATGATAATTTTTGAAAAGGTTAGATGGAAAAACTTTCTGTCTACCGGCATGTATTTTACTGAAATTGATTTACAACGGTCACCAAACACACTAATCATTGGTAACAATGGTGCAGGTAAATCCACTATTCTGGATGCATTGTGTTTTGGTTTGTTTGGTAAACCATTTCGTAAAATAAACAAACCACAGTTACTTAATTCCATAAATCAACAAGATTGTATAGTTGAGATTGAATTTTCTATTGGTAAAAAACAATACAAAGTAATTCGTGGTATTAAACCAAATATTTTTGAAGTGTATTGTAATAGTAATATGGTCGACCAAGATGCCAAAGCAAAAGACTATCAAGAACATCTAGAGAAGTTCATTCTCAAATTAAATTATAAATCGTTCACTCAAGTTGTTATTTTAGGTTCTGCTTCATTTGTTCCATTTATGCAATTGACTCCAGCAGATCGTAGAGCAATTATTGAAGATTTATTAGATATTGGTATCTTTTCATCAATGAATGCTGTAGTCAAAGAAAAGATGGCTATTATTAAAGAATCTAATACTAAAACAAAATATGATATGGATCTAACGGCTGAAAAAATCAATATGCAAAAAGAGGCTTTAGAAGAACACAAAAAACATAACGATACGGAAATAGAAAAAAAACAAAAAGAAATCTCTGATTCAGAAGAACAAATAACACAGTTAAACAAAGATATTGGTCTGATTCAAAAACATATTGATGTGTTGAATAGTAAAATTTCGGATCAAATGGCCATGCAAAAAAAGAGTGGCAAACTGGTTCAATTAGAATCTAAACTAGAATCTCGGTTAAAGAAGATTGAAAAAGAAGTAGGATTTTACCACGACAATAGTGATTGTCCTACTTGTAAACAAAGCATTGAACAAGAGTTTAGAGAAGAACAAATTACCACACTAAATGAAACTAAAGTTGAAGTCAATGATGCATTAACGGACATTGCAAAACAAATTGCAGAAACCAGTGATAGAATTGATACAATACAGAAGATAGTCCTACACATACAGTCACACAACAATGAAATAGTTAAACACAATTCAACCATCTCAGCCGTCAATGCCTTTATTAATAAACTACAAAAAGAAATTACAGAGTTATCGAATCGTAAAGAAAACCTTGAAGAAGAAAATGCCAAACTAAAAGAATTAAGAGAACAGTTAGGTGAGTTGGTAAAAAAACAAGAAGAACTTTCCTCAGAAAAACAATACTATGAATTTGCTGGCAATTTATTAAAAGATACTGGTATTAAAACAAAGATTATTCGTCAATACTTACCTATTATGAATAAGTTGATTAATAAGTATTTGACTGCCATGGATTTTTTTGTGAATTTTAATATTAATGAATCGTTTGAAGAAACAATCAAATCAAGGCATCGTGACGAATTTGGTTATGCCAATTTCTCAGAAGGTGAGAAGATGCGTATTGACTTGGCTCTATTGTTTACATGGCGACAGATTGCCAAGCTAAAGAATAGTACCAATACGAATCTATTAATTCTTGATGAAGTATTTGATTCTAGTTTAGATGGTGTTGGCACCGAGGAGTTTTTAAAACTAATACAAGAAATGGGTTCTGATACAAATATTTTTGTTATCTCCCATAAAGGTGACCAATTATTTGATAAGTTCCGGAGTGTTATCCGGTTTGAAAAGAAAAACAATTTTAGTCAGGTGGCAAAATGAGTGATGT